CGCATTCCCAAACATGAATAAATCTCTAAACTCATCCCATTCAACAGGAATGAGATATTGTTCACTGACAATACCATTCGCTGTTAAATAGATGCGCATAGTTTCGGGCGACCATTCGCTTAAATCAGCTAAACTGATAGCGGTTTCAGAATAATTATTTACACCGTTAATGGTATTAAATGACATATCTCCCCGTAGGAAATCCCAATTGGCGTGTTGTAGTTGAATATCTGCGTATGCAGTATTGATGTAATCAACAGCTTGTTTGTACTCACCCTGTTGATTTGCCGTTGTGATTAATCCTGCACCAGAAATATCTGCTTCAGATAAAAGGCGATTAGCGAGTTCAAGAAATGTCATGGTTTAATTCCAGTACGGTTAATAAATTATTGTGACAATACAGTCGTCAACCATTGGTATCCACGGGGATTAGGGTCTTTAATCACACTGAATGGATATTTTTGTGATGTGTTGCGAGAAATCAAATTCACAGGATTTTCATCATTAGTATTAGGCGCAATAGTAATGAAAGTATCTGATTTTGCTCTTGCTAAAACTTCGATATATTTACGAGCAACGGCAATAGGTTTTCCCACTTCAAGCCATTCGATGCGACCATTAACAGCTACGTCAACAAAACGAGGAGCGTATCTATCTGCCGAAGGCTCAATACGAATAGTGACTTTTTCCTCCATAAACTGAAGTTCATCAAGATAATCTAAATCGATACCACTTGTTTCAACAATGATTTCTTCGTTGTCACGAATATCAACAAGACTATCTTCTAAATTAATGGTAGGTTTTGCTCTGCCGCGTACTTCTTCTGTATGTAATTCTTTTTGAATTGCCATGATTAAACTCCAATAAACTAAAAAATAGCAGTGTGCCTAAAAGACACACTGCCAATAACACTTAACTCGATACGCGAACCGACAAGTTTTTACTTGCCAAAATCATCGCAGTGGTTGCATTTTGTGATAATTGAACTGTGCGATCACGAACTAAAATTGAGTTAGCAGTGACTAAGGTACGAGTACCCGCAGCAACGGTTTTGATACATACGTTATCATTAGTTACCGCTGTGCCGCTACCTGCGCCCACACCTGTTGCCGTAAATGTTACACCAACAGTATTAGACGGTGCGCCAATTGCAACATAATCAGTTGAGCCAATAGTCGCAATTGTATAAACTGTACTTGCAACAAATGAACCCGCAGATACAGTAGCGGTTACACCTTCATACCATTCAAATTTAGAAAGGTCAGTAAAGTTTTCTACACAAACGTAACGTGGCTTACAGCCAATATCTAATTCAACATAATCCGCTGCAACAATAGTTGTTGCGTCAAATGATAAACGAATGAAAGTATCCAATTGGAAATCTTCATCGTTTGTTTTACTGGTCACTACATAAGTTGTATTTTCAGCCATTTCAAAATCCTCTGAGGAGTGCGCCAAGAGTTAGCTTGGCGCAGATATTAATTAAAGTGATTTAACGCCAGTATAGCCTAAAGCCATCCATTGGTTGTTTTCAATCATCACACCTTTCCACCAGATTGAACCGGCATAACCACGTTGACCGTGTGGATCAGATTTAGTTTTTTCACCCGCTGGGATGAAAGTAGGTGACATTGATTCTTTACCGCGTAATGCAATTTGCGAGAACGCATCTTGAGCAAATACGAAATAAGGATATACGTCAATGCTTGTGCCTAAAGTTGATTGGCAACCAGTTGAACCGATAGCCGCACCAGCGCTCAATTGAGCAGGTAAATCTGGTGAAGTAATGAAACGGAAACGCTCAACGCGACCAATTTCATTTGGCATTGGAGTACCACTTGCGTATTGTGATGTTGGAATAAAGCCAGCAATGTCACGCAAATCGGGTTCTAAGTCAGTGTGGCAAACAATCACATAGCCGCTTTCAACAGGTTGAGTAGCGATATTTGGTGATGCTTTTAATGTGTTAGTTACAGGGCGAGCATGGTTAGCTTGCATTGCTTTAGTGATTTTACGGATATTTGCTAATTTCAAATAGTCGTTAACTGTTGCAATAGAAGTACCTGTACCAGAGTAGAATACGTTAGTACACGCTTTTAAAGCACCGAATAGAATCATTTCGTTAACAAGCGCAACACGCTCACCAACTTGTTCCACCATTGCTTTAGGAATATCATCTTCGTACAAATCAGCCACTTTATCAGTAAAGCTGTATAAGCATGAGTATTGATTGATTACCGCAGTAATGTCTTGCGCTACGATAGTATCCGCTTGTGGTGTAACACCTTCTTGCGTTAAGTGTGCGTTAGCCATCGCTGTACCACGATCACCGGATACATTTTGGAAGAAGACATTTGGATTACCAGCAGTCGCGTTATAAGGAACATAACGACGTGCTACATAAGTTTCACTTTGGTTTTTAGGCAAAGAAATTTGACGACCTTGTTTTGCTAATACTTCTAGCGCAACAGCGTGTTTTAAAATCTCGCCTTTGAATTTGTTAATTCTGGCGGGAGAAGTGTTATAACCTTGAATAGCCATTTTAAAGCATCCTTACGTCATCTCGACGTTATTAAATAAAAGTAAGTTAGTCTGTATTAAACCCTGCTTCAAAATCATCTTCGTAATTTTCATCAAACCCACCTGTGCTTTTTGGCATAACTGCCGATTCAAGTCGTTGATTTTTCTTACTTTTTTGTTCTTGATACAAAGCCTTGTCACGTTTATAAGCGCTAATTGCAGCGGAAATAAAACCAGAATCCCATGTAGTATCAAGTCTATCTTGAATATCCGCAGGTAATTGGTTCTTCCAACCGGTGAAATCTTGTGATTGTGCAATTGATTCCCAATCGGGATGCTCTCTCGTCACCATCTTCATTTCAAAATTATTTTCTATTTGAGCGACCTTTTGCTGCAAAATGTAATCAATCTGATTTTGATCGATGCCACCACTTTGTTGTTGCAAAGGTATCTGCGATAAATCCCTAGCTAAAGCATTTGCGAAATCTTCGCCAAATTCTTCTCGCATATTGGAAAACATCTCAGCAGTAACTTGAATAGGTTGAGCTTCTCTTGGTTGCGCGGACGATTGAGCCAGTGCTTCAAGACGCTTAACTTCTCGGTTAATCTCGCCAATTTTGCCAAATAATCTTTGGTTGTTTTGTTCAAACAATTCACGAATCTGTTCTTCAGAAAACGATGGATTTTGTTCAATGATTTCTTGAATCGCTTCTTCTTTAATTTCGTTGGACGAATCTTCGCCAAACTCCTCAAAGCCATCAGCAAACGCATCATCAATTTCTAATTCAATGCTTTCTTCTTGTACTTGTGATTCTTCCATTTTTACTTCCTATGCTTTCGCATTTTAGTCGCAGGGCATTTGCTGTGCGAGTTACAAATTGCAGGGGATATTACTCGCCTACGGGTTTTTCTATAGACAGGAGATTCTTAATTTCAAGTATCTGCCCTCTAAGTCTATCTGTTACATCCTGTGATTGAGGATTGTCATTCTTTCTACGCAATTCATCCAGTCTTGCAATATGATATTCTCTAATTGCAATCCATGTGGGAGAATTTGTATCTACTTTAGGTTTTTCTATCATTTCTGATAAGCCTGTCCATTTGGCGCTCTACCTGCCGGTTCAGTGGGAGGAGTTAACACCTGTTTAGATAATTGCGTTTGTACGTTTAATTTTTGAGCTGTTTGCGCCAATTGAGATTTGATTTCAGCGACACTGATTTGAGTCGATTGCGATAGTTCCATAATCTTCATGTCGCGTTCCATCTGCTTCATTTGAATCTCATGTTGACGATCAACCTCTGCCTGTTGCGCTTTAAATTTGAGTTCTTGCATAGCGAGCGTTTCTTTAACTTGCATCTCCGCCATATCAGTAGATTGCAAGAATTTCGCTTTATCCATCTCACCAGCAGCGCGAACTTTAGCCACTTCAATCTGACCTGCGACTTTAGGGTCTTGCGGTGGATTTTGTTGTGCTTGCGCTTGCATCTGTTTAATTTCTTCTTCGCTAAATTTAAAGCGTTTACTATCAAGGCGTTGCGCTTTAAATGCTTCATCAATCCATTTAGCAGGATTGATTTGGAAAGCTGGGTTCATTACGAGAGCGCCTAATTGCATAATGGCTTGATGTTGCGCATCACGCTCAAACAGAACTGTTGATCCACGAGCTTCAATATTAAAATCACCTTTCAATTGCTCATCACCGTAAAGCATAATCCATTCATAATAACGTGTAATGTGTGGAACAGTGACGCGATCATCAAAGTTACGAGCAATGTTTCTGCGAATAGTTCCAGCGTTATTCTGAAGCATGGTCATACCGCCAACAGTATCTGGAGCATTGCCTTGCTGACCTTGTAGCATCATCGGTAAGCCGGTAATGTCCTCAGCCATTTTCAGCGCGTACTGAATGATTGCCATCAAATCCTGTGTGATGATGGGAATAATGATTGAGCTTATTGCGCCACGCGCATCTTGTATTGGGGAATCGGGTGACAATCTAAGTAATGCACCGCTACCCACTTCAACTAATCCACCATCAGCCGATTCAACTCCATCGGCAATAATTGTGGTAGGTCTACCGCCTTTACCTGCGTTATCGAGTAAATTACGAGTAGCCGCGTTAATAATACGTTGAGGTTCTCTTACTTGACGTGCAACACCGATACCTGTCCAAGTATCATTCATGGGTTGCCACACCATTACATCATAAGGGAACTCACCGCTTTCCAGTGGGTTCATGGTAGCTTTGATAACGCGATTATTGACAATGACAACCACAACATCATAAGTATCGCTATCACCACAAGTACAATCAGCAGCTTCAAGGTCTTCTTTAGTAGCTTCGCCATAGTAGTACCACACTTCAAATCTGTCGCCAAAGTTAGTCTTATCACGTTTCTTTTCTAAATCGTCGTCAGCACCTTCTTTAAGGACTAAATCAATTTGAGAAGAAATGTAACCTTTTGCTTTGCGTAAATTACGCAATTCTTTTTTCGTAATATANTCACGTTCCCAAACAAAACTGCCGCTGTGAATGTCATCT